GTTCGCGCCCGCGTCGAGAACGGTTGCAGGCGCATTACCATCGTCGGCGCCAATGCCAATGACGCGCGCTATGTGATGGTGGAAGGCGAAAGCGGGCTGTTGTCCGTCGCCTCGCCCTGGTGCCGCGCGAAATACGAGCCGTCGAAGCGGCTGATCACCTGGCCGAACGGCGCCATCGCCACGCTCTTTTCGGCGGAGGAACCGGATATGCTGCGCGGGCCCCAGCACGACACGGCCTGGTGCGACGAACTCGCGAAATGGAGCCATCTCGAGGCCGCGTGGGACAATCTGCAAATGGGCTTGCGGCTAGGCCAGCGCCCGCAGCAGATGATCACGACAACGCCGCGCGCGTTGCCCGTCCTGAAATCGCTCATGCAGCGCTCGGATACGGTCATCACGCGCAGCACGAGTTACGACAACCGGGATAACCTGGCGCCGGCGTTCTTCGCGCATGTCATCAGCCGCTATGTCGGCACGCGCTTCGGCCGGCAGGAAATCGACGCGGAAATCCTGGACGAAATCCAGGGCGCGTTGTGGACGCGCGCGATGATGGACGAGGCGCTCTGGCCGAGCAATGTCGAGATGCCGAAGATGGTGCGCGTGGTGGTGGGCGTCGATCCCTCCGGCACGCGCGGCCAGGACGGGCGCGACAGCGTCGGCATCGTGATCGCGGGCAAGGCGATCGACGGCCGCTGCTATGTACTGGCAGACTGGACATGCTCGCTTTCGCCGGCGGGCTGGGGCCGTCATGTGGCCGAGGCTGTTGCGCGGAATCAGGCGGATTGTGTGGTGGCCGAAGAGAATTTCGGCGGCGCGATGGTGGAGTCGGTACTGGTCGCGGCGCAAGTCGGCACGCGCATCAAGATGGTACGTGCCTCGCACGGCAAAATCGCCCGCGCGGAACCGATCTCCGCGCTCTATGAGCAGGGCCGCGTCGGTCATGTGACTGGGCTCGTGGCGCTCGAAGACCAATTCTGCGCCTTCACCGTCGACGGCTATCTCGGCAAAGGCTCGCCCGACCGTGCCGACGCCGCAATCTGGGCGCTGACCGAACTGATGCTCTCGGGCGGCAGCGAAGACGGCTGGCTCAACCTCGCAGCAGAAGTCGTGGCGGGGAAGAATGAAATTCGTTGAGCGGGTGCGCTCCCATTTTCTCCATGGGCGGGCTTGACCCTCCCACCCAGCCAGCGAGCGTCTGCGAGCTGAATTATGGAAGATACCTTGAGAAGAGTCATAGGCCACGTTGACACACGGCCGCTTGGTGGCCGGGTCAAGCCCGGCCATGGAGAGATTTAGGTATTTGCGCTCGATCGTCCGCGTTAGAGCGCGCTTCGCACAGGAATTAATATGCCAGACACCTCTACCGCACGCGTGACTGCGATTCCGCCGTCGGTGTTCGCGCGGGCGGCGCAGGCGGTGCGATATGTGATCACCGGAGTCACGCCGCAAACCTGGTTCGGGCCGAGCCAGCCGCTCGCGCCTTTCGCGCCGCCGGAGACGGCCGGCCGCGCGTTCGATTATCCGTTCGGCTACAATCTTCAATACAGCCCGCGTTCTTATGAGCCGACAAGTTTCGCAGATCTGCATATGCTCGCCGACAATTGCGACATGATGCGGATCATCATCGAATCGCGGAAAGACCAGATCGAAGGCCAGGAATGGGAAGTGCGGCCGCGCAAGCTGGCCGACGGCACGCATCCCATGGCGAGCCAGTTCGCGGATCAGATCAGGGATGCGAAGGCGTTCTTCGAATATCCGGACAAGGAGCTCGCGCTTCCGCAATGGCTGCGCGCGATCGGCGAGGAAGTGTTTGTCACCGACGCGACGTCCATCTATGTGCGCCTGGACCGCAAGGGCCGGGTTTACGGTTTCGAAGTGCTGGACGGTTCGACGATATCTCCGCGCATCGATGCAAACGGCCGCGTGCCGCGCGCGCCCGATGTGGCGTATCAGCAGATTCTGCATGGCGTGCCCGCCGCAGATTTCTCGACCGACGACCTGATCTATTTCCCGCGCAACCGGCGGCCGGGCCATGTCTATGGCTATTCGCCGGTGGAGCAGGTGATCGTGACGGTGAACACGCTCGTGCGCCGCAGCATGCACCAGCTTGCCTATTACACCGAAGGCAATCTGACCGACTCGATCTTCACCTCGCCGCCGAACTGGGCGACGGAGCAGATCAAGGGCTGGCAGAAATATTGGGACTCGCTTTTTTCCGGCAATGTTCAGGCGCGCCGCCGTGGCACCTGGGTGCCGAACGGCGTCGACGTGAAACCGCTCAAGCAGCCGGACCTCAAGGATCCGTATGACGAGTTTCTCGCACGCATCATCTGTTTCTGCTTCAAGGTCTCGCCTCAGCCCTTCGTCTCGATGATGAACAAGGCGACAGCCGACACGGCGCACGACGCCGCGATCGAGGAAGGTCTCGTGCCGATTTTGAACTGGTACGAAGATCTGTTCCGCAGACTGTTCGACCGCCTGGGCTGGCACGATATCGAAATGGTGACGGTCGACGACCGCGAATCCGAGCCGCTGACTGCAGCGCAGATCGACGTCGCCGACGTCAAGGCCGGAATCCGCACCATCGACGAAGTGCGGGCGGGCCGCGGGCTGGACCCGATCCCGGGCGGCAATGTGGCGATGGTGGAAACGGGCTCGGGCTATGTGCCCATCGACGCGAACATCAAATCGAGCGACGCGCCGGGCGATCCGCAAGGCATCAAAACCGGCGAAGGCGCCGGGGCGACGCAGCTTCATTGAATTGAAATCGAACTCCAGTTTTCCTCCCCCGTTTATGGGGGAGGTGGATCGGGTGCGGTAGCGCGCGAGACGGAGGGGGCCCCCATCGACCCGCTACGCGGGCCACTTCCCCCGTAAACGGGGGAAGAAAAAACGAAGTACAGACCGAGACCGCCAATGGACAATCGCTTCCCGCCGCCGACCGACACCCTTCTCAATGCAGTCTGTCTGCTGATGCAGGCTGTTTGCGAGGCGGCGAAGCTCGCCGAGGAAAACAACGATCACGCGGGCCTTCGAGTCGCAAGGACCCAGTATAGATACCTGGACCAGGTTTGCGAAGCGATGCTGGAACGGCAGCGCGGCGCCACGGTGCATTGAATTTCCAAAGGAGTCCTTCGATGGACATGACGACACTCAATCTTTTCGTGCCCCTCACCAAAGTCGATGTCGAAAAGCGGCTGGTCTATGGCACGATTGCCGAAGAAATCGCGGATCGCTCCGGCGAGATCATGGACTATGCCAGCGCCAAGCCCGAATTCGCGAAATGGTCGTCCGACGTCGCCAAGGCGAGCGACGGCAGAAGCGTCGGCAATCTGCGGGCGATGCATGGCAGCATAGCTGCCGGCAAACTCGAATCCATCGCCTTCGACGACGACGCACGGCGCATCGAGGCCTGCGGCAAGGTGATCGACGACGGGGAATGGAACAAGGTTCTCGAAGGCGTCTACACGGGCTTCTCTGTCGGCGGGAAATATCTGAAGCGCTGGCGCGACGCCGAAGCGCCCCATCTCACGCGCTACACGCCGCAGCCGGCCGAAGTGAGCCTGGTCGACAATCCTTGCATCCCGACCGCGACTTTCGAGGTTGTGAAAGCGGATGGCTCGACGGAGCTCCGCAAATTCCGCACGCCGACCAATGTGGTCCCCGATGTGGAGCAGGGCTGGCGCGCGAAAGACGGTTCGTTCCATGCGACCAAGGCCGCGGCGCTGAAGCACAACTCCGGAGGTAGCGTTGCGATCGATCTGTCCAAGATCGGCGCCCGCAATTCCGCGGCAGATATGGAGCTGATCCAGAAGCTGCATGATTTGGCGTGCGCGCTCGGCGCGAAATGCGCAGCCGCCCCGGTGGACACCGACATGGACGCCAACAAGTTCGCGTCCGGCGCACTGGAAAAATTCGCCGCCGAAAACGCCGCGTTGCGCAAGGCGCTGGGCGATATGGCGCCGAAGATCGACTCCATGCTGGCCCGCATTGCCGAGCAGAGTGCCCGCATCGCAGCGCTCGAGGCGCAGCCTGCGTCCGGCGGCCCGGTCGTCAACGGTACGCGGCTGGTGTCGAAAGGCCGCGAAACAATCGACGACCCTGCACGCGCGTTCGAAGACCATCTCGCGAAACTGTCGCCCGACGAGCGCACGCTCGTGCTGATGAAAATGTCCCTCGCGCAACCGCTGGCGGCGGCACCCGCGCCACTGGGGAAGCGGGTGTAACTCTCGCATTTTTCCTCCCCCGCTTGCGGGGGAGGTGGATCGCGCGCAACGCGCGCGAGACGGAGGGGGACTTCGCGGAAGTGCCCCCATCGGCCCACTTCGCGGGCCACTTCCCCCGTAAACGGGGGAAGAAAACACCAACTCGCAACCGATCGACCGGGTCGCACCGGGAGATTGCGCGCACGCATCCGGGACGCTGCACCGGGCGCGCGGAAACTCGGCCGCTTCAGCAACGGCGTTCCCACTCGAAAGGGTATTCCCAATGAACGTCACCAAGGAAACGATGGACCTGATGCGGGCCGCGCTCAAATCGGGTTCGGCAGACCTCGCCAAAGCCGTCACCGTCAGCTCGGGCCTTACTTATTACGACCTCCAGGCCCCGGCAAAGAACCTCTATCCCACCATCACCAAACTCCGGAACATGACGCCGCGCGTCGGCCGCCCGTCCGGTTACGGCACGCAGGCGAACTGGAAAATCGTCTCCGCGCTCACGGGCTCCGGCTTCGATGCGATGGGCTGGATTCCGGAAGGCCAGCGTTCGGCCGCGATGTCCTACACCACGGCGAATGCATCCGCGCCTTACGTCACGATCGGCGAGGAAGACTACCTCACCTTCGAAGCGGAAAGCGCGGGCGAGGGCTTCGAAGATCTCAACGCCACGCTTTCCATGCGCCTGTTGCAAAAAACAATGCGCAAGGAAGAGAACGGTCTGCTCGCGGGCAACGGCACAAGCTCCGGCGGCATTGCGCTGGGCACACCTTCGACGCCGTCGCTGTCGGCCATCGCCGACACGTCCTCGACGCTGCCGTCCGCGACTTATTCGGTGATCGTCGTGGCGCTCACTTGCGAAGGCTATCTCAACTGCAAGGGCAATGCGGCTGTCGGCTTCACGCCGTCCAAGACCATCACCGGCATGGACGGTCAGAGCTATACGCTCAATGGCGGCAACTCGAACAAATCGAGCAACGCCACCCAGGCGACGGTGTCCGGCACGTCGGGACTCGGCTGCTCCGTCGCGCTGGTCAATGGCGCGGTCGCCTATGCCTGGTTCGTGGGCACGGCGGGCAACGAGACTCTGCAGGCTATCACGACCGTCAACACTGCATACTTCAAGGCGGCGCTGTCGAGCGGCCGGCAGGCGGCGACCACCGTTACGTCGGACAATTCCCAGAACGCGACGGCCTTCAGCGGCTACCTGTCGAACGCGTTTTCCGGCGGCACGGTACAATCGCAGGCGACGCAGACGATCACGGCCGCGAACGCAGGCGTCGGCACGCCGCTCACGTCCTCGGGTCACGGTTCCGTGGTCGAGATCGACAACATGCTCGAATCGATGTGGGCGAATTATCGCCTGGGGCCGACGGTCATCTGGGTTTCGTCGCAGGAGCAAAGCAACATCACGTCCAAGGTGCTGAACGGCGCGTCGAGCCCGCTGCTGCGCTACGACGTGGATGCTTCAGGCGATGCGGGCTTCAGCCTCACCGCGAACGGGCAGATCCGCTACTACTACAATCCGTTCACGGGCGGCGGTACGGGTATCGAAGGCGGCGGGGGCGACAAGATCCCCGTCATCGCGCATCCCGACATGCCGCCGGGCACACTGTTCGCGCACTGCGCGAAGCTGCCCGAATGGTATCAGTCCAACGAAGTGCCGAACACCGCGGAGGTGATCACCCGCCGCGATTAT